TAGCACCTACAACGGCACCAACAACTACTCCTACTGCAGCTCCAACGACTGCGCCTACGTCTGCACCAACTAGCGCGCCTACTACTCACGCTCCTACTACTTCTCCAACAACAGCTCCAACAACAGCTCCAACTAGTGCACCAACAACGGCACCAACAACAGCTCCAACCACATCTCCTACTACAGCGCCAACTACTAGTGCACCTACAAGCTCACCAACAACCTCGCCAACTACGGCTCCAACTAGTGCACCGACTACAGCGCCTACTACCGTAGCTCCAACTAGCGCACCAACTACTTCAGCGCCTACACCTAGTCCTACCACTGCGCCAACAACTGCACCAACAAGTACTCCAACTAGTGCACCAACTACCGCTGCACCAACTACAACACCAACTTCTAGTCCAACAACGGCGCCTACTTCAACTCCTACTAGTGCGCCAACAACTGCGACTCCTACTACGGCGCCTACTAATACACCTACCGCAACTCCAACTACGGCTCCTACTACGGCTCCAACAACTGCGACTCCTACTACTACACCTACCGCGACTCCTACTACTGCGCCTACTAATACACCTACTACTACACCGACGGCAAGTCCGACTCCGAGTCCTACTCCGTCACCGACTACTGCTCCTACACCAGCTCCTACGCCTCCGTTTAGCGGTACTGTACAAATAGGATCAACTGCTTACGCTGCATGTAATGCTCCGCAAATAACAGCTACATTAACATCAGATAACAATACTTTCTGTAACGCAAATACATTATCAGGCGCAGCTTTAGCTTCGTTAAGTAACGGTAATTATTACGCTTCTTACGGTGGTCAGTACATTAATATCAATATTAGTGGAGCTCCGACAACTACTGCTACTGTATACAGTAGTGGATGTACGACATGTCCTGCTGCAACACCGGCTCCGACTACTGCTCCAACACCATCGCCTACTACAGCACCTACACCTAGTCCAACTACAGCACCTACTCCAGCTCCAACAGCCGGCACAGCTAACGTAACAGTGTACGCTAAAATGACTGCATCGGGCGCAGGTAGATACGTTTGGTATAGCACAGACGGTGGATCAACTTACACTCAAATATCTACGGCTTTAACTACAACTTGTAGCTCTGTAGGAAGCTTCAGCGTAGCTAATGGTACTAACGTAATATTCTTAATCGGTACTGCAGGTCAAAGTAACAACTACGCAACAGTTGGTAACGGAAACGCAACGTGTCCTTCAAGTCCTGCAGGATCTTGTCAATCTTACTCAATAGCTGTTTCAGGAACACAAAACGTAGCATTATTAGGTAACGCAGCTGTATCAGGTTGTTAATAGAAAATAATTATAGATAAATGTCAACTTACACTCAAATATTACAATTAACATCAGCAGGTTATAACTCAGGACCTTTTAATGTGTATTATAATACAGTTGCTCAAGGAAATAAAATTGCCGGTAATATTAGCGCCGCTACTCTATTAGGCGGTGTTTCTATACAAGTACCTACGCAATCTTATGCAGTTATATTAGTAGACGAGAGTCCTTATTGCGGAAATCAATCTCAAACGTTCTCTGTAATTCCTTACACTCCTGCGCCTACTACGGCTCCTACTACGGCTCCAACAACTGCAGCCCCTACGGCGGCTCCAACAACAGCAGCTCCAACAGTAACGCCAGCACCTACTACTGCACCAACTACGGCTGCGCCTACAACTGCGCCAACAACCGCATCACCTACCGCAGCTCCTACTACGGCAACGCCAACCGCAGCGCCTACAACAATTGCACCAACGCCTTCGCCAACAACTCCGGCTCCTACGCCAACTTATACCGCGTATAGTGTTTATTACGGAGCTACAGCAAGCGCAGCGTGTGCTAAAACTAATTTAGTTACATTGTATTGGGTAAGTCCAGGAAATTGGGGCGACGATTTAGAATACTTCACAGATCCAGCATTGACTACTCACGCAAATGGATATTACACTAACGGCGCAGGATACTATTACAGAATTGATAGTACTGGTTTCATCGTTAACTGGGGTACTCCGGGTGTACCAGCGGCTTGTCCGGCTCCTACGCCTTCACCAACAACTCCAGCGCCTAGTATTACATTAACGTTCTTGTTTAACGCAATAGCGGGAAATAACTTTACTAACGTCTGCGCAGGATCAGGCACAACGTATCCGGTTTATGGAGCTCCAGGAAACAGCGATACAGGATTTGTTAATGGACATACGTACTATTTAAGCTCAGGAAATAAATTAAACTACAATAGCGCTGCTACTTATTGGACAGATCCAGTAAACGTAGGATCAACTTACTTCACAGTAAATACAAGCGGTGTTGCTTCAACAGGAGGAACTTGTCCTTAATAGAAAATAATTATAATCATGGCAATATCTTACGTACCATTTAGTCTTACAGTAGCAGGTGAATCTATCATTTACCAAAATGAAGTGAGATGTCATGTAAACGAAAATGATTTTAATTACTCTTTGAATCCTACAATGTTCAGTAGCGCAAGCTTTGCAACTGGATCTTACATAAGTGGATCTGGAATTGGACCTTTCTTTACTGCACAAGGACAAACAGGAAAATATTATTACAGAGCATCGGGAAAAATGATAGATGCCGTAACAGGATCTAGCTTTATGCCTTACGCAACTACGGTAGGATTGTACAACGATCAAGACGAATTATTGGTCGTAGGTAAATTGGCTACTCCTTACCCTATTCCTTCACACACAGACATGACGTTTGTAATTCGTTGGGACAGTTAACACATGATAAAGTTATTTAACATATTATTAGAGTCAAAAGAGATAATGTCCGCAGAGGAAATTGGAGATTATATAGAAAGAATTACGCCTCACGAATCTAACATACCGAATTATTTTATTAAATTAATAAAACAGTCCAATAAGAATTTTGTTAAGAAAAAGCTTTCAGTTAGTCAGCTATTAAAAAAAGACAGAGATCTTAGGGATTATGTAAAGTCAGGAGAAGAAAGATACGGAGACGATGCAGAAAACGAATACGAACCAAGTTGGGAAGAATTGGACAATCCGATAGTAGTTTTTAACGGAGAAGTTGTAGACGGATATTCTAGAGTTTCTGCGCATTATATAAACGGAGAGGATACGATATACGGTTACGTATCTCAATAAGATATTTATAATAAATTAGTCTATGGGAAATTGGTTACACGAAGGGAAAGAGTACACTAAATTGGTGGAATTCCCAGATAACGCAGTCGGCTTTGTTTATAAAGTCACTAACACTACAAACGGCAAATTCTACGTCGGTAAAAAGATCCTTAGAAACGTACTAACAAAGAAACTCACAAAGAAAGAAATAACCGAGTGGGTCAAACCAGGACGTATTCCAAAGAAAAGAAAGGAAATCAAAGAGAGTAATTGGGTGGACTACTATGGCTCTAGTAAATTGGTCACCGAAGATATTAAATTGGTCGGCAAGGACGTATTCACAAGAGAGATATTAAGAGTCTGCACCACCAAAAAACAGATGAGCTATTGGGAGACCTATTATCAAATGACATTGAGAGTATTAGAGGTGGATTCTTATAATGAGAATGTATTAGGGAAGTTTTACCGCAGGGACGTTAATCCAATCACACCCGAGCTCCAGGACGAAGAGGAATAGAATTTACGATATAATATTAAGGAAAAATAAAAAGGAGCCCAAATGAGCTCCCTTTCTTATTTACTTTATATCTGTTTTATTTCTATTATGGTATATCCTCTTGATTTTACGCGTGAAACAATTTTGAACTTTATATTTGTTGGAAATATCCACTCCTTTTCTTCTTCAGCCGACTCTATTGCGTACTGACCATCTATATAATCAAATTCTTCTGGATCTTTTTTTTTAAGCTCTTTCATATTGGCAACCATATATTTCCAATAACAAAATCCTGTAAGATTCTGAGCAGAAATAATTGTATCCCAATCAGCAAACTCTTCTGCCACCTTTAGCGATTCCGAAAAACTTAAATACGATTGGCTTTCGAAACTATCTCCTACCTTTAATTTTTTTAATTTTTTATATTCGTATTCATATATGCCTCTATAAACTTTTGGAGATTTTTCAGAGTAATACTTAAATGCATTTTTTAAGCCATCTCCACCTGGTCCACCATCATCGTCATAAGATTTTTTGTCGTGCATAAGTTGACCCAAGTATTCTTTATCCGAATTAGATAATTTATTGTAAGCGCTAATGCTCTCATTTAAAAGGTCGGCTAGTTTAATTGCCATTACAAAAGTTTTTAATAAATATTAGTACATTAAACTTCTGTGCTGTATATTCTCCAAGAACTCCTCTTGACCTTGTTTTGCCAAACTGAAATTGTCAGGGAAGATCCAAGTGTAAGGAATGTTTTTGGTAGGTTTCTTTTCACCGTGAGAGATCGCGATGTGCTTCCAAAAGAAACATGTCTTGTCTTCAACGTTTAAATACTTCTGGGACGTCATGGGGTTTAACGGGTGATTCACTAACAAATCCATCTGATACAACCATTGCTCTGCCTGTTTGTTCTCAGGAATGAACGCTCCAGTTTCGTTAATAGTGTACTTAACTTTACCGTTTAGATTTTGACCCCCAAAGATTTGATGCAACCCATCGAAGTGACCAGTTCCACCGAATAGAATGGACTCGGGATCTACCAAGTGTGGATAACTCATTGCGATGTATCTTGCGGTGTTCTTGCACGGGTACAACGGACTTCTGAATCCTTGGTGCTCTTTAAAGTAGGATTCTAGTTTCTTGGCGAACTCCATCATCGTGTAAGGTCCACGTTTACCGTCTTCAACGTCCTGTAAAAGATAAGCTAAATCTCGACCTGCAAATTTTGGGCCGTGTAGTAACCATCTTTTAACGTCGGTACCTTTAGGATAATAGATTTGGAATAGATCGTTACGGGTTACTCTGTTCACCCTAAAGTGATCGTTCAATGCTCCTTCGTTGGAACTAGTCAAAGCTTTAAACGTACCCCAGTGCTCGTTGCTAAAACTGAATACTAGAGTGTAAAACATTCTTAGCGCGTTGTCGGTAACGTTGTCCCTCATGTAATAACAATAAGGGTGCTCGTGCCAGTGCAAACGATGAGAGAATATCTGATACTCGTCTTTTAATAGAGGATCTTGTCGTTGATCGAATTTTTGGCAGAACTCAAAGAACTTCTCGATGCGTTGCTCTAACGGCCACTCTTTCATCCATGAGTCCTTTGGTTTTTTGCCTTTAAATTCTACTTCGCATGTGTTTGGAAATAAAATCTCTTTCATTATACTGCTATTTTTTTTGTAGGTTTTTTCTTAACGTAGGTAGAAGGCTTCTTTGCGTAAAGAGACACCGCGTACTTTAAAATAAGGTCTTCTTCAACTTGATTTAACTTATACACCTTTCTAACGTATCGCTCCGATCTTGGAATGATCAAAGAATTCTGTGTGCTGTTGGGTAAAGGTCTAATTGAATTCGGTTCGGTCTTTAAAATATTAAGATCGACTTCTAACAACCAACTGTCGTATTCGTTAGGCCAAATTAAAGGAATAGATATGATATAAAGTTTTTCGCACTTTAAGGCGTGCTCTACCTGTTTACCTGCGTCGGCGTCTAACGCCCAACAATCGTAACTGTTATACGCAGAGATAGTCTTTAATTGTGTGATAGTAGGAGTCTTCTTGTCGAAGAATACTTTGTGATCGTTGTATCCAAACGGATCGGGATTGAAGTGAACTTTGTATCCCATGTCCTGCATAGCGTTATTGAATATTTTTTCTCCCGCTAATCCTAAGATGTGGATGTTTTTTGTCTGCTTAACAGACTTTGATGTGTGAGCCATTATTTGTTGTAAAATTGTTGTACCCTGTCCTTGTATTGTTCTTCTGTTATCAGAAGGGATTTAAGTACCTTGTCGTCGGAAGGGTGTTCTGTAATACCGTTAAAGCTTGGGACAAGACCAAGATCTAACATTGCTTTCTGTCTACCGTATGGGTGATCTTTAATACTGCAGCTGTTCCATACGTGATCGAAGTCCAAGTGATCGTAATCAGCGCCAGGTTTAACGTAGTTCTCAATCCATCTAATTGAGTCACACGCTACGTCCTCGGCGTTGTAAGGAAAACTGCCAGTGTCGTCGTATATCTTCATCATAACCGAATCCAAAAACGTTTCTTCTGGCATTTTCGTAGACTTCTTTGCTAAATAGCTAACGCACTCCTTTGCGTTCGTACCGTAATAGAATGGACTTTCACGGTTAACGAATTCAGGGAACCAATCTGCTATGTCGGCTATAAACGCTGCGTACTGGAATCTGAAAGCTCTAAGTCCTCTGTCGGCGTTCCACTTAAACATAAAGTCTCCTATCTCTCTTAGGTCTTTCTTTCCTCCTTGCTCTAAAAATCTAGCTACGTCTTCTGCAAGTTGTGGAACGAATTCGCAAAGGAAGTAATCTCCTCCACGTTTGTAATCTCCTTGAGGTTTAGGGAAACTTGGGAACTGATAACCTATTGATGTGTAAAATGGTTTTTTTGCTCCTTTTATGATGTCTATCAACTGAGGTATATTGTCAGCTTGATGCATCTCGAACAGAAGCGTATTGTGATAGCCTGAAGGTTTCATCGAATAGTTAATAGCAGATCCTGTTAATCTGTGAAATAGAAACAAATAGATCCATTCCTTTAAACCGAACACGTTGCGCTTACCTGTCCAATTTTTAGAAACAGTTTCTCTCTGTTTTGTCATGTGACCTTGAGTCATTTTATTCCAGTAAGGGTGATCTTCTGTAAAACCGTAAAATACGTCGTTAACGATCTGTGAGAACCCAGCGTACTTTCTTTCAACTACGTCGTATAGTTCTACGTGTTTCATTAAGTCGTCAGGTACAGAACTGTCTGCGTGTTTTATTATTCCTAAGTTGCACTCTTCTTGTTGTGTTTTCGCCATTTGGTAATAGCGTAAAAATTCGTCGTAATAAGGTGTGGTCTTAATCCACTTTGGGTTTGCTGTAATCATTTATATTTGTTTAGCTATTTTAATTAATTCTCTAAGACAAGCAAGTTCTGCTTCTTCATATGTTCTCCAGTTTTTACCATCATCTGACTCTTCACCATCAGTAATTATTATTACATAATCATACACTGTTTCTCCTGTAGTTAATCTCATACTGTCTACGTATACATGTAAATCATACTTCTCTCTAAACCATCTAAATGCTTGTTGGTAAAGTGGTGCAGCAATAGTAGAATCTTTAAATGTGGGTGAATTTGAATAAACAAACCCTTTACCATCATTAAAATATCTTGCTAAAAC